ATGACTTGCCAGACTGAATACTGACCCGTCTGCGGCCTTTACATCGATAGTAGCACTAAAGTCTGCTCCTTGATCGATTGTTATATTTGCTTTAATTGCCATCTTTTTTCTCCAATAGATACTACAGGTATTTATAAATAACAGAATAACCCATATGAACTAATTGGAAGAATTATGGCAAGAAAATACTTAAAATTCGGTTTAAGAGCAGACAAAAATCTTTCTGATCTATCAGATAAGACTGCCGCTCTTAATAATATACTAAACGATATAGCTACCTCTACTGATACGGAAGGATCTCTTTTAGGATTTGTTAAAGATGATATTTCTGCTTTAATAGGATTATCGGCAACTGGACTAGGACAAGATACTGCGCTTAATGAAGAGGGTCTTCCTGTGCCTTTGGTTCGACTAGCAGGAACTTCTGTTCTTACTCAGAATGCCGTAGGAGACGAGGTGCCAGTTGAGCCTAGAGTAACAATACAGGATAAGATAAACATTCATAAAAATGTTATGGGTGATCCACCATTTGCGAGTGGTGGTGACGGACCCAATGCAACATTTATACCGGGCAACAGACTAAGCTTAAACACCAAAGTTATAGGAAACGAGATAGCGGGCGATAATGCTATAGTGGGTAACAAATACAACTGGACAGGAAATACTGGATCAATTGACCATGATGTTGCAACAGCAGACTTAAATATTCTAACTGGAGAAAATAGGCCACAAGGTACAGACTCGGTCGCTCAAGTATCGGGTAAACCGTACATTATTCATGCGTTAGGCACATTCGACTTCAAGACTAGAGGAGCAGAGTCTAACACAGTAGGACTAGTATATACTGCAAACTCTAGCACAAATATATCGAGCAACGGTAAAGCAGTTGCGGGTGTCTTAGCAACATCAGCAGTTGTAGGTAAAAAATATACTATATTAGCAATAGGAGACACGAGTGTTTCTGACTGGATGACACTAGGATGCACAGAATATCCTCACGTAGGAACAACATTTACTGCGTCTGTAGCTGGTAGCGGTATCACAGGCACAACATCTTACATAACTGAACAATGGGTTGTAGGAAACGAAATCAGTGTCATCCAGACTAGTCCAGGTAGTGGAGTCGCCTCTACTGTTGAATATAACAGAGCAAATAGACTTAACACTAGCGGAACAATCGAAAATGGCAACCTTAACTACCCCAACAATTACATTAGATTATACATTCGTGATGCAAGTAATATTGGCTTTATTGACCCTAGCACGGTTCTTAGTGCAGGACAAACTGTCACCTTTAGTCAGCGAACCGACAACTCGCTAGGCAATTATAACAATACCGTTTTATTTACAACTCAGACAATTCATAGTGTAAATCAGTACTTCGCCAACATTTACTGGGTAGACGGTAGCGGTAATGACGTTGATATTACTACTGCCGACCCCGATTCGGCAGAGGTGAATGTAACTGCAAATGTGACAGAGACTTCCAGCTTCACTAGCGTTAACTTGATAAAACTTAGAAATGCGACTATGCCTTCTGGTGATGGTCAAGATACCATACCGAGCAGTATATCTGCGGACAGACTTTACAGCACAGTAGTTGATGATGCGCTTACAAACATAGAGACTACTGGAGACTTCTGGGAAGACGGCACTTTTGAGTTTCAGACATCTATACATCCAAACTTTGAGGATACGTTTGGAGGAGTACAGTGGGAAGGATATCAAGATAGCCAATTTGGAAGCATGGACTGGTTGACTAGTGGCTTCTTCATGGTAGAAGAGGATTTATATAATGATAATAACTGGGAATTAAAGAAAGCTATTACTAGTGAAAATGTGTATCCAATAGGAAGATTGAAGTTTACGAGTGCATCCAATGAAAATGGTGTAACTGTCACACGAATAGAGTTATCTAACGTAAATGATTATCTTCGTATAGCCAAAGACATGACCTTATCCTTTTTAGGAGAAGATTTTGCAGTACAAAGAGTATATAGAAGTTATGATAGTGGTACCGCCAGATATCGATACTTTGCTGACTTAGACCGAAACAAAGATATATCTTCATACTCACAATTGAACACTCTGGGAACATATGTTAATCCGACAGATACTACAAATAGCGAATATCTTCACTTCAATTGGCAACTAGGTGTTCCTGTAGAGACTGATGAGTCTATACACATCACTCTTCCATCTAGTGGAAAAAGACGACACATTAGATACACTGTCTGGTGGCCTGCATCCAATGAAATATATTCACTATCTAGACTAGAAGAACTCAACAGACAGTCTATACCCCTGACATTTAACTTTTTCTATAAGACTAATCAGCCTACGGACTTTACAAACGCTAAACATAGTTTTCCGTTCTTTATGGAAAACAAGCTTGGTCCAAGATCGCAAGATAGCAACTTTTCTACTACTGTAGATAATACAGTATCTATCGAGTATTCGCCTTCGCTACTTAGTGCGGATAAGTTCTACGACTTCAATGAAGTTGCCTCAGACTCGCACACTATTATTGAAGAGTTGATAGAGGTTCGTGAAGAGGGTTCAGTAACATCAACAACTTCTACCACTTTTTTCGATGAATTTAATCAACCAAACTCTGAAGGCGAGTGGCTTGTTGTTAGACCATTGACAGACCCATCCGGACCAAATCCAATAAAAATATTCGCATATCAAATAATAGAAAAGGAGTTCAATCAGAAAATTACCCTGGCGGACACATATAGAAGTGAAATTGGTGTCAATTTACACGAAAAGCATGGAGCTATGTTAGTTTCTAATATAGGCTTAGTGGGAATATACAAGCATCAAGCTGCCACCGGAACTGGAGTAAGGGTTTCCGAACTTTCTTATGCAGACTATAAAGTTTTGCCTCAAAAGTTAGACACAGGAGCAAAATCTATGAATAGAGATGTGTCTCTTATCGGCTTAGGAGATATTGTACACATTGCTGACCTACATTCCACTATAAGTGCAATACTGCCAGCAAGGACACATAAGTACGCATTTACTGTAGTCCATATAGATGCTGATAGTACGATACACCTTGAGGAGCATCCCAGCAATGCGAATGTTCTTACCGATGTGTTAAAAGGAACAATACAAGCAGGAATAATGGCTGTATATTCTAGCAAAGGATTACTCGACAAAAGTACACAAGCTGAGTGTATAGACGTATTCGGTAAAACTGCAACCCAAGATAGACCCATCGGCACCACTCAGATATATCTCAATAGCTCTGGTGTTTCAGTCGGGGACTTTGTTCAGTTGGAAGGAACAATTCCTGCTAACACTAAGGTTCGAAGCGTGGCTGCAGGTTATGTCTTGTTAGGATCTGACGATGGTTCAGGTGGTTATAATACAGTAAATGCAACTGCCCCTATCATAATTGGTCAAACAGTGGTGTTTGTTAAGCCTACTGCTGCCAATGGTCAGGGATATCCTGGAGAAAATAAAGAGTATTGTGTTATTCCTCTAAACACGGCTCCACCTTGGGCAGGTACAAGCGATGGTCTCGAAACGCCAACAGCATTTCCTAACTTAATTGTGAAAGAACTTAAGTTCAAAGACTTACAGATGAATACACCTATAGCTAACATTGGACCAAGAGGTGATGGTTCAACTGCATGGGATGGATCGGTTGGTACTATAAGCACGAATACTCCATCTAAATACTTCAGTATCTTTTATGATGTACCGTCTTAAGTAGCTAAGAGAACTTTGTACTCGGTCTTTTGTAGTGCAGTACTACCCTCTTTGGCCAAGAAGTAGAACTGTTCTCCATTTATTAGTACGGGTATTTTGTGCGTATATTGTGCCTCGGTTATACTCTCTGAGGATGTGCCTTGAACAAAGGAACGACTTGAAGCAGTGTCAGTAATCAGTATTTCGGGATCAACAGCCGCATCGCTGGGCTTCAGTATCAGATTAGTTGGCTGGGCAACATCAGATTCTGTCTTCAGTGATCCATTGTTAGCTCCACTTATCGTTAAAGCACTAACGCCTGCTCCTGCTCCTATCGTAACACTCGTTTCGTCTTCCCAAGGATTAATGTTTCCAGAAAATGCACGAGTGGATAGGCCTGTAGCAGTGTTGACAATGTATAATCCAGGAGGCTGAAATGCTTTAGCTATTGATGATGAATCACTTGCACCCTTCGCTGTTGTTACAAACTTATCGCCTATAGCTGGTGATGCACCAGTGCCTCCTGTATTTGCTATCCAACCCACAGTAGTCCAATCTGCTTGTCCAACAGTAACTATTTCATATGTTTGTCCAACAACAAATTCACCGCACTGCGTGTTATTACCTACCTTAACTCTTAAAGTGTCCGCATTTAGATTATTCTCAATGCGAATAGCTCCATCAAGTCTAACTCTTTTAGTAAACAGATTGTTCTTGTACGTTAATGGTATTCTTTTTCTTTTTTCTGTGAATGCGGATATAGCTACATCGATGTTAGCAATCTGTGTATATGGATCTGTACCCACTGTCGTAGCAACAGCATCCTCGTCCAAGCCAGTATCAGAACCCAAGTCTCCGCTACCATCATCTGTCCCTATAGTCGATATTCTAACTGGAAGAAGATTATTAAAGTTAGAGGCAAATACCGTATCATTTCTAGTAAGAGACAAGTTAGTTGTATCCAAACCATTAAAATCATAGATACTGCTAGTAGAGATAGTTTCTAACTGAAAAAGCTCCTGATCGTTACTATTAACAACTTTGTATTCATAGCTGACACCGCCATCAAGAGAAAGTATCGTATTGTTAGTGAAGGCAAGCTTTGATTCTCCTACAACACGAACTGTAAATCCATCGAAAGGATCATTAAATACCTGAAAATCAACCCGACTAGTAGACGAATTGTTTAAAAGTTGGCCTTTGAATTTAGTGTTCCCGTCAAAGAGTGCGACATCGAATGCTATACTTGGAAAAGCTAGGTTATTAAATATAGCCCTATCTGAAGATGGAGTATTACTCTCTTGTAAGTTTAAATTTCTTGTAAATCCTTGAGCCATATTTTTTTCCTTAGTCTAGAAGTATTTTCCAGCCGCCCTCTCGCATAGCCAAAAGCTTGTTGTATGACGAGTTCTCATTCAAGCCAGCAGTGCCGTCAAATTGTATAGCTAACTCAGTTAAGGGATTAGTTCCGCCTTGATTTCTTAGTTTGATTTCGCAATTAGGTCGCTTTCTAGCAATAAAGTTCTCGAACAGATCAAATATGAGTTCTTGCGATATAGAAGCATCTAATTGGTTATTATTTAAGTCAAGTGTTCTCAGGTAAGTCAGTGTCGATAGTGTTCCTGACTCGTATCCAGTAATATTATTTCCAGCGAATCTCATATGTCTTATCGACTTATTGCTAGAATTAACAGTACTTCTCATGTCTGGTATAGTACCACTTAACTGATTGTTTTGAAACTGTATAGAACTCAATCTAGGAACTGTCAGTACGGGAAATTGTCCTATAAAAGAGTTGTCATACGCATATAGATATCTGAGCTTTCTCATATCCAGAGCAGGTACTTGAGAGGATAATCCTATACTTTGAGCTACCCCAGCACTTCCAACGATCTGCATAACTTTACCGCTTCCCGATGCTGAGACATAGTTTTGAGATGCATTGAAGACTGTTCCCACAATTCCAGTAGACGCACCAACACTATTCCAGTCTGTACCCGACCCAGTCTCAAGTACTATATATCGTTTTCCATCTCTGATGTTTGAATCAGTGATTGCAGTGGCTTTAAAGTAATCTCCAACTTGTGGATCAGCACCGTGAGCAGTTGTCGTTCCCCAAGGTACAACATCAGCATCATCTTGACCAGTACCACCATTGCCTTGAACCCAGCCTATATCTTTCCATGTTTGTGTGTCTAAGTCTCCGCCTAAAGGATTAGTGACTATTTTGTAGATAACTCCTGGCTTAACTGCTCTAATATTAACTTTTTGCTTACCACTGTTAATGAAGTAATGTGTCACCGTGTCTACTCCAGTAAGATCGAGCATACTTCCATACATCTGCATCTCTCTTATCTGCACTTTTTTCAACTTGTTGCATTGTTTCAAGTTTAGTTCTATTACGTTTGATGGATCATCATCGTTGATAAATCTTAATGCAGAGTTTGTTAACTTAGCCACGTTAATACTCTCTAAAACATCTTTATTTTCAAACACTTTACCCGTATGATTGATTTGACCGCTTACTCCTAAGAAGTCGTTAGTTGTTCTTCCAACATGGCTCCCGTAAGCAACATTAAAGGTTTTTATGAGATTAGTGCCGCTTAAGAAGTTATCTGCAAGACTTCCGTTAATAGTATTATGGTCATCTGAAGGTCCTGAAAGACTAGTAAGCTGAAGAGAAGTAAGGTTGGGCTTATTTTGTGCATATCCATCAGCTTTAATATCACCAGCAATGTTTTTTACAATATTTAGAGATAGCTTAGTTATAATATCGAGGTTGTCAAATTTGGCGAATAAAGTTTTTTCACTTAGTCCATATTTTTCATCCACAGTATGATTGGATATTGAGATTGAACCTAATGCGGACTTACCACTAAAGTTTATAATATCAGTCGAGTTAAATGATGTATTAAACGAAGTTATTTGCGAACTTCTAAATGTACCTATTTTTCTATCTTGGTTACTTTTACCTATAGTAGTTGCGTTAGTGCTATCAAAATGAGGAAAATCTGAATTTCGATTTATAGGCGTACTTTGAGTGTTGATAGTAGTCAATGCATTACTGTTTATGACGCCAGTATCCAGTTCTTGATAAGATTGGTTATATATGTTATAGTTTACTATTCCTACAGAGTCGCCATACTCCGTATTGCCGTTTTGATCACATTTAGTAAAACTGTGTATGTCACCGGTGGGTTGGGCGCTGAAGCTACTGATGTCAGATCCCGAGCCTATCGCTGTTCTAAGCTGAAAATAATTAGGAGCAACTGTGCCCACTTCATATACTGTTCCTGTGTCGGGTGAGCCGTCAGACCATGTTCCAACAACTAAATCTGTTGCCGCATTTGAGCCAGATCCAGTTCCTAGTGTGTTTGATGAACTAACATGAGCATCGTACTTAACGAAGTTGCCTGTTTGAAGCCCGTGATTGTCTATAGCTATGCGACCATTGCCTATAACGCAATTCAAAACACTAGACAAATCAACTATGAATCTAGTCATAGGATTGACAACTTTTGGACTATGCCCATTACTTGTAAATTTACGAAAAACACTGCCGCCAAATTGTGACGATAGCTGTAAAGTTTTGAGATTCGTCTTAGTCCTTAAATCTATAACTCCCGAATCTTGAAAACATCCGTTAGCCTTAACACTCCTAATCGTAGACGGCAAGCTATTCAACTGTGCGTCTGATGTGGAGTCTGCTGTCGATAAGAACTTATCTGCCAGATATAAAGGATTCTTAGAAATATCTAATACTTGTAGTGCAGGAGCTAAGGTCAAAAAGTTTGGTATAAAGGACACTACATTATCACTTATATTAAGTTCTGTTAGTGCTGGCAATGAAACATTAGTCCATTCTTCCATAGACAGACTTCTCATGTTCATAGTGGTTATATTAGCAGGATTGTAATAAAACTCGACTCTTCTTGATTTGGTGAAGGTATTATCTACGAAGCTGAATACTGGAGCAGAAGATCCCGGAGTAAGTTCTCTCACATATGGACCACCTGGTTTATCTACGTTAATGATTTTCCATACCATAGGAACAGTGCCAGATCCGCCATCCTGAACTCCAATAGCGTTTGCGGTTAGTGTAGCACTTTTAAATGAGCAGTCAAATAATAGAGGTATACCTTTCATGACTAAGAATTTTTCTTCTACTCCGTTAACTTTCATTTTCAAAACGTGAGTAGCAACTTCTGCTCTAAATTGCTTTGCTACAGGTGCTTCTGATGTTGTTAGCTGACTTGCCGCTAAATATTCTCCGTTAACTTGAGCATCTCCACCATATATTATGTAGTCGTCAGGACTAGCATCCGGACCTACAGGTGACCAAGAAGATACTCTTGATGTTGATATGTCTGCTGATTTTGATCCCCAAGCCGCATCTGTGAAGTCTATGTAATTATACTTTATTGCTCCACCATGTAGTGTAGAGTTAATATTAAAGTTAGCCCTCAATGAAACTCTAATGTCTCCTACGTTAGTGAGGTCTCTTGTTATTTCACTAGATGCTCTGTTTTGACCAGATAAAATTCTTTCTTGATCGTCAACTAGTCCCGATACATTATGTAAATCGCTAGTAGTTAGAGAAACTTGATCTCCAGTAAGTCCGTAAATTAGATTTAGATCGTCCTTATCGAGACCAATATTGATCAATGAGACTAAAGAGTCATCAATATCAATTAGAGCCTTCTCTACATTAAGTCCCCTATATATGGTCATTATTGTTCCTTTATCGTAATAGACATTTCAATTTCACCGGGAAGAGTATTTCCGTCTTCACCTATATCAATGGAAGTCGCAGTTACATACACTGCACTACTATTTAACAATCCTGTGGTAATAGATTTCCTATCTGGAGAAAAAATGTTTTCTAGATTTATCTGGGTGGCATCGTTAGCTCCTGCAAAAAAGCTATATATTGGAGTACCGTTTCTTAGGGGATTTAACGTCTGTGTGTCATATCTGTTTGATGCTAATCGAACATCTGGATTAAATGCGCCAGGAGTTTTATCTGATCCTGAACCACCGCTTGACTTTATCACTAAGTTTGTGTTAAAGGTATCTAATTCCGTCTTCCAATTAGGAGTAAATGATCTAACAGTGCCATCTGGATTAATCTCTTCCACTATTATTCCGCTCACTTTAGCATAATCGCTTAAAGCGAGTACTGGATATAAAACTTTATCACTGAATCTAATCGCTTGAGTTTTAGTAAAAAGTGCGTTGGTAAACTTAGGCTGTCCATCTTCGTCTAGAGATTGTCCCTCTAATGCATCACTTAGCGTAAGCATCTTAGTTTGTATTTTTACTGTGCCACCCGCATTGACAATAGCATCAAACTGGGCTTTTAGTGTAAGTGCTTGTCCGACATTCTCTGCGTATATGAATTTTTCTCCGGTATCGGCATCTATCTGGGTAGTTGTCGTGAAGTTATATCCAGTTCCTCCAAAGTTAATTCCAACTTCAGATAGATATTTTGTGGTGCCGTCACTATCTACTGTGATCTTTATGTCTTCCGCTGTAGGACCTGAACTTACCTGTGAGTTGAACACTATCTTCAGCATATTTATATATACACCCGTTCCCTCTGCGTAGTTTAAAACTTCATGGTCTTCAGTTGCAATTGATCCTTGAATTGCTCCTATATATCCAGTATCTTCTCCAACTGGATTTTCAAATCTACGATCTACTTCGAAGTGTCTTATATAAGCCCTATCATCTTCTGCTAGTTCTGCTCTCTCTTTATGATCAAATCGAACTATTCTATGCGAATAATCGCACATAGGAAAATCTGAATAATCAAACAACTTATATGTGCCTTCACCTGTTGCATCCACGAGAAATTTAAGTGCCTTCTCATTAGCAGTCGTATCAGGTTCAGTAGGCTTATATGGAGTTACTCCTATAGACCAATCTGCAAAGTGTCTATTTGTTAGAGCATCTCTATTTCCTCTAGGCACTAAGAAGTGTATTTTAAATCTATCTGACGATATTCCTACGTCTGAGCCTACGATAGTTCTGAGTGCGCTAATATAAGCACTAAATATAGGAGCTTGAGATGTCACTACACCTTGATCATCAGCAACACTGATTGTCTGATCTGGCTCTATTCTAGAGCCGTCAACCTTAAGTGAGTCTCTAGCAGTAATGGCTACCAAGTTACCACCAGAAGTTGTTCTTTGCACTAGGTCTGTGCTTTGTTTATCATTAGAAAATCCGTAGTTTACATATTTTCCATATACTCCATCTGAAACAATTTTACCTTTATCTTCTACTTTCTGAAATGCTCGAACAATAGGTATGCCGAATCCTTGAAAGCTAGATGGCTGTAATGGATCAAGTGCATCGCCTGCCCAACTCTGGGGCCAATAGAGATCCCCAAAGAGGATGTCATTTCCAGTCCTCGACAATTTAGATATATCTGATGGAAATTTCCGGTCCACTCTAAAGTTTTGATCATCAATAATCTCTGTTACTGTGTATAGACGATCATCTAAAGGATCTGGTAAAGCATAAGAGGGATTCCAATCTGCAAAGACAGTACCACCACCATAAAATCCTATAGTATCTCCGACACTTACTACTCTCTGTCCTATAGCTGATCTAGATACTGTAAACGCTTTATAATTTATTGAAGCATTTGCTGTAGTGACCAAAGCTGTATCAGAGCCGTCATTTTGAACTAATTTAAATGTAGTTGATGTGGGAGTAGGACTATCAGAAGCTACTTTATAAACTCCAGGTGTGATATTATTCTGATCCCACTCTCTTACTTTCACTAAGTCTCCAGCTGAAAGTTGAAAGTCAGTTGCGCCAGTTATTGTGCCGTTTGTGTTGACAGAAAGAGTTGTAGATGTGGTTGTAATATCTTTTGGAGTAGTCGAGTTAAATCCACTAGGAGGTAAATCTGTAGACCTCCATGGTGCCTGTTCATCACTTGTGTTGTAGGGTTCACCAGCCCCATAGCCACTGTTATCCGCCTTCTTCATAAACCATTCGGCTCTTACTAAATTGTCGCCCGGCACCGTTCGAATAGCATAGAACTGGGGTCTAAGTATTCTAGGATCTCTACTAACATAACTTTCAGCATTGCCTATTTCTATCGCTCTTATAGCCACGTTAAGCAACTTATCGTATGTTATATTCGTAGTAGGTGTTGTTGATACTGATGTTCCGTCTATGTTGACTATCGTTGCAGTGGGATTTGCACCGCTATTTGATATGTTGGTAAGTCTATAAACTCCTGGAGCTATCCAAGATTCTCCTGTAACAACTTTAATAAAGTTTGATCTAGGATTTGCAACTCCTCGTATTTGAAGCAGTAGACTATTTTGCTTCTGTATTAGATCGAATACTGGATTTGTACCGGTGTCAGATCCAGTGTATCCTGCTGTTAAATTTCCAGTAGCGTCTACACCGAACTTCGCTAAATCGCTTGACGAATATAGAACTCTGAAATCATCGTTCTGATAGACAGAGTTTGTCAAATCACTTGCTGTTGATCCTATCGCTGGCTCAAAGTTATCATCAAACGGTATAAAATATGGTCTTTGATCTGCTTGAACACTAAGAGCGGGATCTGCGGGATCATAGAAGTCGTAGCCGGTCAAAAATGATACAGGAAATGTTCCGAAATTAGCATTGGTGATATTGCCTGCACCATCAACGCCTATAGCAGGAGAGTTAGGAAAAGTCTTTGCTGGAGGCTGCTTTAAGAGTATTTTGTTTATTCCTTCAGGTCCAGGATTATCTACGTCAAATGACATTTCTAGAAGTCTTGTATCGGGATGTCTACCATTCATATGAACTGAAGGAGAAAAGTTAAAATGAAATCCAGATGGAGATCCTTTAACTTCTTGAATAGTAATTCTACAATTACGGCTAGAGTTTACAGAAATCGTAGCTGGATAAGATTTTTTGAAGTTGTCGAGTTCTATTCCTTCAGAATTTCTTATTTTTTCCTTAGGTAATATACCTAATATGGGAGTGTTAGTCGTGAAAGATTTCTTATCTACCGTTGTTGTAGCTAGACGCATTGTGCCTTCATCGCCACCATCAACATAGTAACTACTTCCATATTTGTATAAGCACATGGGTTTTTGCAACCCAGACGTTTCGTTAGAAGATATTAAGTATTTGAACTTGAAGTCTGGATTAGCAAGCACTGGTTGACCTAGACCATTTTCTATTATAAAAGTGTGTAAAAGAACCCATCGTGCTTCACCATTACCTACTGGAATATACGCATAAAACTTAGCGCCAATAGCACCGTACCAAGAGTACTCAATCTTGTACATAGTGACTTCTTCAAACGACAGTATGTAGCCTGAATTTCCTGATCCTAGTAAAGAATCACCATTGAATCTAGTTCTAGGTATAACTGTTTCCCATAGACCATTAGTATTTGCTATGCTCGGAGGATATACTTTAGACGATGATTGATCTGTTGCTTTAAGTCCCTGACGCTCTAAGAGTTCAGTAGGCATGGGTATAATACTTCGTCTTACAATACTAAATTGACTACCTTTAAGTTGAAACATATACTCATCAGTGTCGTTAGAACAGCCCCACTCTATCGTGTTTGCTGTAGAGTTTGGATCACCTGGATCCATTCTAGAGCCGAATGTGAATCCGCTTGCTCTACCGGGTTGATATCTGAATGCCTTTTCGCTTTGTAGTATTGCAAAATTTTCAGCAGTTGATGATTGACCAGGTAAGGCATAATCTCTTGTGGACAAAAAAGATCGTATTGCTTTGTATTGGTCGGTTAATGTGTAATCAGTAGTTTCACTGCCTAATAGTTCAGGAAAAACAGCAGTATTATCTCTTATCTTATCGTAAAAGCTTGTCCATCTCTCTATAGCATCAAATGCCGGTTGAGTGGTGTCTGTCTTATAGACAACATCATACCATATAGATGTTTGGTCGAACCTCATAGGAGACGCTGTAAAATTCGGATGATATGCAGTAGAATTACCTTGAGTTATCAGAGACTCGTCTTGCTTGATGATGTCTACCATATCTTGATCTATGAAATTTCTTTCTGAGAATTCTAAGTCATAGTCCTTAAAATAGTCGAAAAGGTATCTTCCTAAAGCAATGAAGTTCATATACTTCATGAAGGGTATTGTGGGTCCAGATTGCTGTTGTTCTAAAGGTCCTCTAGGAAAAGTATACTGCGAAGGAAAAGACTTTAGATATAAAGCCTGCTCATTGCTTCCTTCACGAAACTGTGGATTATGTCTTCTACCGTATATAGGATTTTCTTTTCTATACCACTCAACAGGAGTAGTAGCACCACTGTATATATAATATGACCAGTTATCTTCATCTAATCCATATGTAGCTACGTCTGAAAATAGACTTAACTGCTCTTCGGATCTAGGAACTCCTAGTAGAGAGGAGCTTACCGCAGACTCAACAGGGAACTGTTCAGCGACTGGTAGGGATAAGTCGCCAATTGAAGTATTGTTAGTAAATACGGATAAAGCATTAAGTGAATTATTTGTGCTGGATAAACTTGTTTCTTCTTCGGTTACGAGAGGATTACCAGCAGAATCAAAAAGCTTAGTGCCATCGATATCTATTAGTTGCGTAAACTGCTTTGTGACTGGAGCTGGAACTTTGTCCAGTCCAATCTTTATCTGCTTTGACATATATTACTGCTCTTCCCATGTTACACCCAAGCTTATAGGATCATCAGGATTCGTACTTGGCGTGTCTGAATCGACGGCAAAGTACAAACTATCTGCAATATCTGTCAGTGGAAAAGACAGATATTCCTTGTTATAATCGAAGTAGGCGCTTAGATCAAATTGTTCAGTACCTTTCTGTAAGTATATAGTCGCTACGTTGGTGCCGGTATTTGGAACAGGAACAACAGGATTACTAGTGATCTTAACAGAACTTAATCCTTCTAATTCACTAGACACTGAAGTTATTGTAGTAGAAGCTGTAGTTTGCCCGCTTGAGAAGAACTTAAGATCAGGTAAGAACTGTCCACCACTATTCAGCGTGAGAATTCCGTTGAAAGACTCTAAGGATTCAAACTTATATGAACCGCCTACTTTGTAAAGTTTACCAAATGCTGTTACAAATGTTGAGCCAACTCTAGCTCTAAACCAACCGTATGTGTGCTGACCATTCAGTAAGTAAGGATTAGCGGCATTATCTGTAAATGGCAAATCAGAATTACTACTGTCTACAATATGATCTGAAGTCAAAATAAATTCAGCCGATCCATTGTTGGGAACAATATTACTTTGGAAGATAGGCGTCTTCTTGAATCTCAATCTAACTGCGTTATTATCTGGACTACCGTTTGATGTAGATAACTTAGTAGGATAAACCTGTACTCTGTTTCTTACAGCATTATTTTCTTTGGTACTTAAGATTTCTTTCTTAGTCTCTATGCCATACACATTAGCTGATCTATCTGGAAGTAAATTGATAGTTCCGCCAGAGTTTTGTAAAGTAGAAGACAAGAAGACTTTAGTTGAATCTGCCCAAATTACTTTAATATTCTGATCTAGTGGACTTAAAGTCTTAACTGTAGCACCTATGAAGAATCTAGGATCAATTATATCAGACTGTAATAACAATGAACTACTAGGCAGACTAGCATTTGCTGTAGTGACCAAAGCTGTGTCAGCACCGTCATCTTGAACTAATGCAAAAGTAGTGTTACTTGGTGTAGGACTAGTATGTACTAAATATGTACCAGGTGCGATATCAGTAGTGCCATAGATTACTCTAATTCTTTTTCCTGCAGTTATGCCTGCGGCGGCAAACCCAGTTCCAGTAAATACTCCAGAACCATTCATATTAACTGTGGTCGCAGAAGTTAGTGCTGATGCATCATAACGTGTGTTTACAGTCAAACTAGGAGATGTATTTGTTTCTCCTGTAATGTTATTACTCGCAGCCGCATATCCAGTCCCAGGTTGTCCAAACTGTTTTCCCTTTGCGTCAATTGTAGCATCGTTGTTATGGCTGTAAAGTCTAACTGTGCCTCTATCTCCACCATCGATATAGTATGAAGCACCATACTTAACAATGTTGTGTGAGATTGAACCGTAGTCTTGAACTGTTTGTTGACCATCGATATCTTCTTGATCACCTAAGCAATACTGTGAACCACCACCATAAGTTGTGTAAGTAATAGGCAGTGTTGCGTTACCAAGAGATGCAATCTTCAACTGATTTGATGCTCGAAGATGATGTACTCTTACCCATCTTGCTTCACCATTAGCAACCGGAACATATGCTAAGAACAATGCACCAACAGCACCATACCATGAAAACTCAATCTTAAGCATCGTTACTTTAGTTAAGTCGTACTCGTAAAGACTGTCTTGTCTTTCACTAATATCACCAGTACTAACATATTGCTGACCAGGTCTAACTGTACCGCTGGCTCCAGTCGCTAGATCACTATACACTCTAGACCTAGAGCCATCATTTGAAGCTTCTTTAGTGTCTGCAATTGCTTTTATGCCATCAAGAGCATCGTGGCTAAATCTTGAACGAGGTACACGATACTCGTAAACGCCCCAGTACTCTGGTTTAACATTATTCTTAACCCAGTTTACATATTCTGGATAGAAATTTACATTATCGATTTGTGATCTAATGACATCGACATTGGCACCAGCATTACCATTAGGATTAATGGCGGTATTGATGAATCCTAAGTAATTGCCGCCCTCAAGGGCAGTGTAAAAGCTTTCTCCTAATAGGTTATCCGCAGTTGCATACATATACGGGAACACCGCACCTTTAGGCACAGTTGCTGAATCAGTATTTGCAGTACTAACAGTTCTAAACTGTCTGTGACTAGAGAGTGCTGTAGCATCCGTACTGTGAAAAGGAAGATTAGCTGAGTTCGTTACGCTCTGTGCAGTTGTGTCGATTTCTGAAGTAAAAGCATCAGTGCTACTAAACACTGTAGGCAAATCATAATCCTTAGGAAAGATAAATGGAACTACAGTTTCGATGTAGAAGTTAACTGTGGCTATTGGAGTCTGGTGTAAACTTATAAGAGTTCCATCTTCTTTTCGAGCAGTAAATTCGTTACCTTTAGGACCTATAACTCTTCTAACTTTAATAACCTCTCCTTTGTAAAGCTTCTTACCAGTGCCGAAATCTAATTCTACAATTTCAGCGGCAGAGGTATCGACATTATCCCAAGTTACTTTAAGGTGTTGACCAAATGTCACATTACCTTTTGTGAGTTTGAACAATGTAGGAACACTATCACTAGCACTCGAACTCGTAGAGGTAACAACACTTTTAATTTGTTCTGAGTCTTTTAGTAAAGAAGGATCATATACTCCAGCATGAACGTGTAGTAAACCATCCCTTAATACAGTTAAGTTACCCGCAAATCCTCTGTCTCCAGGCACTGGACTTCTGGTATTTTCTTCACCAAAATTGCTTATGACATCAGATGCTAAAGCATTGAACTTAATCGTCTCTGCGGAAGTACTAGGGAAGGTGAATGCTTTTAAGTCGGCATCAATAACTGATTTAAGATATGTGTGTCTTAAAGGCTCACTAATGCCTGCTGGATTACTCGATGCGTCTGCATCTTGCTGAGAATATACAGACAAGCCTGTTCCTCGCAAGAACATAGACATATTATAGGCTGTTTCCATGTCTCCACCACCTACAATGTCATTTTTATATCCGTCAATCACATAGCCGACATCACGTTGACATTTGTTTTTAATAATTTCTTTTATTTGAGTGTCACTTAATCCTATAAACGGATTCAATGACGTAGAATCTGAAGCCGATGCCGCATTATTCGAACTAGTACCATAACTAGGAACTGTATACTCTATAAAAGGTCTTGCTTCAGCGGTCGTATCCGCATTCAAAGTTCCTAATAGAGTGCCTGCCGGATTTGATCCATTTCCATCATCTGCAAGAAAAACTCTTCCCACAAAGATATCACCAGCATCAGAAGCAGTAGATCCTATAGCATTCCAGGTAGTATGACTAGTGCTACCCGTAGCAGTAATTACATATTTTTTGCCTTTCACAAATTGACCGAATGAATGCTTTACGTTCTCTCTAATCGTAACATAGTATGCCCAGAAGTTTTTCTTAACGTCAAAGAACGTGTCTAGCTTACTCTTAGTTCCGAAAGTAGCCTGAGTCGTATTACTAGGATTTTGAACTTTAAAAGTATCAGTATCAAAAGCGGCAGTTGTTCCACCATCTAAAGTCACTAATAGTTCAAGCAATGAGCCTAACTTAGTCGCAACTGTTACAGTGTTTTCTGTTCCATCAATGCCTATAGCTGTTCCAGCGGGATCTAAGGCAATCAAGGTGCCTATGTTACCATGAGGGCCTGTGGGTATTGCATAATATTTGTTTGTTATTAATATACGAGATAGTGCTGTGTGAATAATTTTTTCAAACGCAGTTATCTTAGGAAATACTCCAACTGTGCCGCCTGCTGACCAGTTAGCTACACCACCACCTGCGGCATCGGTGCCACTACTTAGTGCAAAGTTAGTTGTATTGAATCGTATGTGTCCATCACCACCATGCTCTAAATCTAGAAGTATATTATCTATCCAGTAATCCAAGTCTCTTTTACACTTAGCTTCCATTTGAGGGGCTGTCAGTTCTAGTGCAGTAACAGAAGCGGCATCGCCCAGTGAAGCTCCAGTACCTACATTATATGCTTCAGCTAGATCAAGATAGAAGCTACCACTAATTGTCGCAATATCACCACTAGGAGCAACAGCGAAATTCACATGAGTGTTAAAGGTATCATAGACAGCAGTTGCGTAGTCTAGAGCATTATCAATAATTGCATATCTGTTCTCTTGTATTACCTTTCTTGCGCTTGGATAAAGTCCTATAGGAATATCCTTTTCACCATTACCTAGACCAACCATACGATAGTCGTCTATCTGATTATTAGGCACTTTGCCTCTAGATGCTATGTCAGTATCGCCCCTAAGGTAAGTAGATGCACTTAGACCATATGGACTTGTGGGTGATTGTGCTACAGACTGAGTTCTTCTTACAACAGAAAAGTTATCATCTTTACCGCTGTTTCTAGATTCCCAATAATAGCCATCGTACTTATCGTAAATACCGAATTTGCGAATTACTGGATTCTGTGCAAAGTGTGAAACGCCTACAGAACTCCTAACTCCAAATGTAGCCGCAGATACACGACCGGGCTGATATCTGAAGAATCGCTTAGATGTCAATACTGCCACTTTATTTCTCGGTGCCTCTACAAGTGCGCCGGCTTCTGTGGGTCTGTGTTGAATACCAAAACCTGTATTATGAAACTCGGGTACTGTTGACCATTCTGTTGGGTTAACATCATATGTGTTAACGTCAGCAAAGATACCGAGAGCAACCTCTGCTCTTGGAATACCTAGAAGCGATAGTGCAACCTCTGACTGTACCTTGTTTTGTTCAATAACAGGAATAGCAGTTTGATCCGAAGCCAATACCACGGGAATAGATTTTGAAGCAGGCTGAGCACCAGGTGCTACTGGAGTAGTTCGACCTACGTTAACTACACTTGAGTTTTGGTTTACATTTGTAATACTTGACATTATTTTTTCCTATTTAATAAGCCCTTGTGCCATCACAAAGTCGTCTATTATATTTAGTGTGCCGTCTGTTCCAGCACCTGCAGTTGCACCGCTTGCGCCGCCATCAGCAGTGTGCGCCGCTAATCCTTTATAGTATCGCACAGTGATCAATCTATTGCCGTCAACGAGTGCACCTATGGTTTGTACTATTCCGTGTACCGGATCACACACATCACCAACAACTACGTTAGTTAATCCTGTGCTAAATCCACTCTTATTATTAATAATAACATGAGATCCTACAATTATATATTGGGGATCTGAGACTGAAACAGCAAAATCTCTATAACTTCCAAAAGCATCACTACCATCAGCGGCCCAACTACCTTGAGTTGTAATATTACCTGATACTACTTGGCGCCTTAAGCTTGCGCTCCATGCTATTCCATCATGCGAAGAGCCAGCAAGACGCCTTGAGGCTGCGAGTTCAGTTGCATAATAACCTCTTAGTGTAGCTTGAGAGTAAAAACCAGCTTCTATCTCATTTTTCACTGCAACCGGTATACTGAACTTAAATTCTCCGTTGGCTGGAGTAACTCCGCCAGTAACATTAGTTATTTCTATTGGAATTCTCTGTGTTGTCGCATCAGCCATATATCCAACAAACTCTTCTGACTCTACATAACCAGTAGTGGATGCGCTAGTAGAACCAACTTGCTCTAATGTAGGACTAGAATTTAGTCTAGCTGTTCCTGTACCTAGTTCAGCAATAAACTCTATTCCCACTTTGTTAGCTACTGCTCCAACTTTTCTCCAATCTGTGTTTCCTACTTCTTGGATTCTATATCTCTTACCCTCTATCAAAGGTAAATCTGTTCTTCCGGCAATGCCATACTGAGCTGGTCCTATTCTATGGCCATATATCTGGCCAGCTCCAGTGCTGGATAATATAGATACTAAATTTGCTCTATATACAATAGATGCATTGGATGAAGCTTCAAAAGTAGTTGTTAAGTTAAAGGCTGCACCATCTTCTTGATAAGTGAAAGGATCACTTAGATAATCTCCTGCACCTGCAAATCTAGCAAGAGGTATGTTGATTGAATCGTACTCACTATTCAACACATCTGGACTAGACAAGAATTCGTTTGCGGCTCCTATCAGTATATTAGGAGAAGAAACTACGAAAGTTGCTCCGTATAAGAATAGACCTGATCCGCAAGCTTTGATTACGTTGTTAGTGAATACTCCTTCTTGCGTTACAGAGGCATCGATGTGGTGAGGGAAGTTTTCAAATCTATTTCCTGTAACTAGAGTACTACTGCCAGCATCTACAATCAGAGGAGAATATTGCTCTTCGTATCTATCACTTAGTCCACTATTTACAACTTCGCTGACATTCATCTTGAACTCTGAAGGCGACTCTGCTGATATTCCACCGCCTATCATATCTTTAAATCTACACTTGTCTATAAGGGTAGAGATTGGATTAATTCCAAAGTCCAATAGATAGTTTAATGTCTTATCAGTAACATCAGATACTAGATATTGATTAAGTTGATTGCCGTCAATATCAATACCGCTAAAAGAAATAGCAGTAGCGTTTGTAGTAGAAGACGATACTATTACAGAGTTATTTGGATCAGTTCCTATATATCCACTAAAAGGAAGGTTTTTAATCTTAGTGATGTTAGGAACACCCACAACCCCGAAGTTGTCGGGTATAGATAAGCTAGAGACATTATATGTTTTTGCGTTTAAGTTTACGCTTTTAATACCTACAGCATTCTTAGATGTGATAGCATTCTGAATAAGGATAGTATCATTATGACAAATCTGAACAGCTCCACCAGAATTACAAGTAACGCCCGCACCAACAAGTGTTATAGTAAAGTGTGTCTGACCAGTAGTGACACTTTCAATCTCAACATCAGTCCAGCCCGTTAGTCCTGTAGAAAGTGTAGGAGCAATTAATGGAAAATGTGATATGCTTGAATATGAGTTATCTGAAGAATTTTTACCACTCCATGCAGTAGCATCAAATGTATGATAATCTATCCACGCACTTCCCAACTCTTTAGATCCCAATACAGCAATTAGTTTATGGTTAGTGTCACTATTTGTCTTTCTGTATACTAAAGCGCCTGTTCCTGCAGGAGTGTTGTTTCCATCTATAGTCAATCTAATAAAATGATCGTTATTAAAAGAAGAGTAAAGTTGCTCTTGAGTACCGCTACCATCATTTGCGAAATTTATGCTTAGGGCTGCTGATGATGGTCCTATTTCTCCTGTGATAAGATTAAAGTGTGCAACTCTATATTCCCATGTACCTAGATATTCCCCTGCACCAGCAGTCGCTTTGAAAGATGTTGATCGTTCTAAACTTGTAGTTGGTGGTGATCCGATTAGTGTTGCATTATCTCCTGATGCGCCATAAAGTCTTAATTTTTGGGCAGCTTTAAAGCTTGCAGAAGACGCAACGGCATTTGAAACAAGTATCTCTTTAGACGAATTGCCAGCTCCAATATTCTGGAATATGCCAGGAACATCGACTAAGCTATCTGTCACCGTACCGCCATCAAATGCGTTACTGTATAAGTTGAACAGTTCGCCAAATCTAGCATTTAATCTAAGATCGACTAAACTATCATCGTAGTATTTGTTATTTGACCCTTCTGGAAGAGAGTTCGTTGTTAAATTAGCCGGACTTGATAAATTACCCTGTACTATAAGATCGTTAGTGGTAGAACTAACACTTACATAATCATCTGCGTTATCTAAGTCTTTAATGTCAGTTGGAATAGTTGGCTTAAACGTAGCGTTCGTGTAGTTTAGAAGATAATCACCGGTGCGATATTGTCCGTCAGCAAAGACCTTAGTAGCACTTAACCCGTTTCCGCTAACAGGCAAATATCCATTAAGACCCGTAATTACAGTCGAAGCATTCGCCGTGACCTCTTCGGTTGAATATATGAAGTTAGATAGGACTCTACCTGTGATTGAGCCAGATGCTGTTGTGGTCTGGTCTACTATTGCTAGTAAATCGGTAGCGGCCAGCGAATTAGTGATTGGTAATTCGGTAAACTTAACATTTGCCATTTCGAGTAATTTCCTTAAGTATGATCTTTTATTTTACTATTTATGCAGTTCTTATCCATATATAAATGGTTTCGTGTGGAGGTATAGACCCCACCATTACATTATTTTTATCCATCATCTGTTTTTGTATTCCAGTGGTAATAGTCGTTCTTTGTCTCTCATTAGAAGTATCTGTTCCAAAATAATTGGAGTATTCTCTGTCAGGATTGTTATCTGGATATGTCTTACTATTACCTTCCCCTGCTACCCATCTTAGATTACTTGCCGTTGACAGTTCATCTATTCCGTGGGGGTGTCCTATGCCGGTACTACCCGTGCGAGTGGTCTCGAAGTTATGCCACATGACATCATCTTGAGGTTTACTGGTTGTGGCTATTACAGTATTACCAGTTAAAGGCAACCAGTCATCATTAGTATTTGCTATAAAAGTACCTGTAACGTGCATATGGTTTATTTGATTGTTCTGTAAAACAGTGCCACTTTCACCACCAGCTGATGTGTGATAATTGAACTCATTGCCTAGAACAGCTAATGAATCAACATCTCTATTTCGTTCAAGCATAAGATGTATATGGTCAAACTGTGAATTTTTAACAACTGCTGTCGTACCGCCAAGTGAAATAGGAGTCACATCGAAGAAAATTGTCAATATTGTGTTACCGCTACCGCCCTGATTTCGGGTAATCCCTTGTATTGTGCCGGCTGTGCCTGTTTGACTTGGAGTACTGTCGTAAGTCCAAGCAGGTACAGCGCCATCTGAGGTACCATATCTTGCGTGATGTATTTGAACTTTTTCGCCAACACTGACCGGAGTATTGCCCTGCATATGAAGAGTGAGTGTTCGGCCATCAGAAGTTACAGTAGACGCTTGTGTAGTATCACTGTGAAAATCAATAACGTCATGGGCACCCATGAGAGTTCTACCTTGAGAGAATTTTTGCCATGTACCCACAGAGCCACCTGCCGCACCCGCTGGCAATAAAGAGCTACCAGGATTCGAAGAACTACCGCTCTGAAATATAGCGCCTACAGGATACATAAGCTTAACAAGTGTACATTGAAGGGCGACAGATAATCCCGATACTGATCCTGTGACATTGCCAGTAAGATTACCAGTTATAGTGCCGTTAGCTTCAATATTAGTAAATTTACCAGTGCTTCGAGTATTTTCACCAATCGCAACACCGTCAATATTACCACCATCAATATCTACATTATCTAAATCTGCGCTAGTTGATGCACTAAGAGTTGTGAATGATCCAGACAACGGAGTGATATTTCCTATTCTAACTCTGTTGATCGCAGAAGTGCTGTCAGCAGTTCCAAGCGCATTCAAGTCTGTGAATGTTCCAGCGGCTGCTGTGCCTGTACCTATTGCAATTCCATTTAAAGCATTCTGTAATATAGCACTATCGAGAGAGAGGTTTTGAGCAGTAATAGTACTGGTTGTGTTATCTAATATAAGTTTTTTCGATCCTCTTCCTAACTCTAGCTTAGAGTGGTCGGCATTAGTCGAGACAAACCAAGTAAGTGTATCACTTGACGCTCCTTCAGCAAACTGTATCTTTGTTGCTGTTGCCGAAGCTGTTTTATTATTTAAAGTAATGTCACCCTGCACTTTAATATGGTCGGTTAGATTTATTGTTGCAGTTCCCGAGATAGTAGAAATATTATCTACGCTAATGCTATTCAACGCATTCGTGAAAACTAGATTACCGGTCAGCTTTAAGTTACCGGTATTTGTTTGGCTGTCACCCAATGTTGCGCCTATTCTCGCATGAGCAATCAAATCATTTGTCTTGGTTTTCCAGTTATCAAATGTCGATGAGTTGGCTAAATCGGTTATAGTATTAGTTGTCATTTCTTAATCTCTTTAACTGTGATTGTAGTGAGTCTAGTGCAGTTTCTAAGTTTTCTAATCTTTGCTCTAGCCCTTTAATATATTTATCTTGTTTTCTTCTTGCAACAGCACTCTTATATGCATCCGCATCAGAGTTAACTAATCCTACACCGTTATCAGGTCTACTGTACTGTCGGTTAATAATCATCAGTTAATCGCTATTGCTCTGAAGTCATGCATCTCTGGGAATAAATGTATGTCTGTAGTAATATTATTCAACTCTTTAGTTGATAACTCTGAAGTAGTGCCGTGTCGCAACACAAACTTAAGCTGAAAGTTGCTAAACTCAAAGTCTATGCCACCAGCCGCAATTGCTGTATTTTCTTTGATTTCGTACTCAAATTCTCTAAGATCATTCTTATCAACTGAACTAGAATATAGATCGTTACTCAAAGATTCTAGTTTAATCCAAGAAGTTTTAACATCATTATTTTCTTCTTGAATAAATCTACCATACACATCAATGAATGTTCCAGCAGGACGATATCCAGTAATAAAGACCTTTAGTCCTTCTGCAGGATAACCATCTTTCAAAGAAACTTCTCTAGCAACCCACTGCGAAGTAGTTCCTATATCACTGGATATATTATACTGATAAGCATTTATCATAGATAGATCGATATCTAGTAAAGGAGTTACCGTAGATATTGCTGTGGCTAGTTTTGATCTAATCTTGAAGTCTGGAGTAATAACCTGTACTTCATTAGGTAGCTGTCTTACTAACTCACTCGTGCTACTAACAATATTTGGCGCACCTGTATTATAAACATTTGCATTAGATGCTATAGGTTTAGTAGATAATGCTCCAGCAGTATCAATTTGATGAACTTCAAACTCACTAGAACTATTCAAGGTATTGTCTACTTGCACTTGGCTCTGGAAGTATGATATCTTCTCGACATCAGTACTAATCACTGTAGCTGATGCTCCACTATCTAAACCTATTATAACTTGAGTGTTAGGCCTAGCAGTTCCATTAGCAGTCGCATGAGAAGACGAGCTGGCATTAGTTGCCTTAAACACTGTTCCTACAGCAGGAGTAACAGTGTCCGGAACACCAACTTCTCTCCAGGCAGCAGTAACATCGGCAACACTAGCAGGACTAGATCCTAAAGTCTCAATAGTGTATGTGTCGCCAAGAACAAAAGCTCCAAATGATAGTGTAGTGTTATCGTCAATGAAGTTGCTCTTTCTAGCAGAAGACTCTTTCAAATGAATCTTATTAGGCTTATTCTTATTGTAGTATGATACTTCACCACCAACACAAACAAATGCAGTAAAGTTATTTCCACTAAGGAGAAACGGATCTTCAATCGTGATTACAGTGCTGGTTGTGCCAACGACAATGCTTTCTATTCTAGTAGCTAACTTATTTTCACTAGTAGAATTTTCTTCTATGTAGATGAAATCTCCCACAGTAAAGATTGTACTAACGTCTCCACTAATAGTGACTATTGAGGGAGCGTCTGTATCGCCACCAACCGAACAGGTGTATGATGTAGTCTTTTTAATATAAGCAGTTTCACCATCTTCAAAGTGTTTCATTCCCGTAGAAATATCGTTAGAAACATTATACGCATTATCCGCTATAGTCAAGAACTCTACATCATTAGGAACTAAATCAATAGTGCCTGTAGTGTTGAAATTATATCTCTTAATTGTAAACTTGATATCTTCGTCTTGATATGATTTCCATGCACTATCGTTTGTAGAGGTGAATAGTGCCCCGTCTCCCCAATCGTTAGTGACTGCTTTTTGATCTGCAACAGTATTTTCACCAACTTTAGATGTCCAGATTAGATAGTCTGGAGCGTTAGCATCTGGAACAACCACAAAACAATATTCAGCATTAGCATTAAGTCTAACTGGATTATCAAAAGTAAATGTTGTTGGAGTAATGCCTGTAGGAGTTTTGACTACAGAACTAGACTCTAAATGTCTACTTGCAAACGGAAGAACCTTTTTAGAAGGATATCCATTTTCGACTTCTCTAATCTCTAATGTCACACCTTGTGTATTAGATTTGTTTTTAAAGTACACATCTATTTCTGATATGTATACGACATTAGCGTTATTGGTGTCTGCCGATCTAACTCTAAATGTCTGAGCAATTGGATCTCTTCGTCTTCTCTGCCATGTACGAGTCGTAACATTGACTTCAGTGTTAAAGTCTACTGTTCTGGTCGTGGTATTTAACTGAGACTTATTAAGTGAGAAGCTATATCCTCTATGTGTCGCTCTGGCATAAGAAGTTGATCCAGAGTCAATAGAACTATATTGATCCACATCAGCAATTTCTAATACGTTTTGTCCGACAAAGAATGTGCTTGCAGGTATAACAAATACCGCAGACAATGTTCCGTTTGCGTCAGTCTTGATCGGTAAGGTATTTCTTCTTCTCCACCATCTGCCAAAGACTCGTCTGACGTTTAATCTTCCATCACGAATACGATGATACGCAGGAGATACACTACTGTTCACATCTTTACCATCAAAGAAGAAGTAGTGTGTTGTATTGGGTCTTAATCCAGTTACCAAAATCTTAATATGCTGTCGCTTCAAATATGGATTCATATTAACATCAGTTACAAAATTACCTACATTCTTTCTAGATGTTGAAGTCCTTGACTGTAAAGTTCTAGTAGTAGTCTGGTTAAGTCTATTGGCAATAATTCCTCTTGATCTGCCTGTTGCTCGCCAACCAAGATCAGTCGTAGTACTAGTGGTCAAAGGAACAAACTCTTGAATATTTTCTACTAAATCTAGCAAAGGAGTTGCTAAGTCTATATCTATATTTACTGCAGGATTCTGAATAACGTCATAGTCTGAAGTAAACGGAGGATGTATTATCGCATTACCTTTATAATTGTAATAATTAGATACACAGTTTCTAAAGTTTGTCGCAAAAGGCTGTTCTATAATACTTACTATTGATCCATCTGTTGCTAGGCTAGCAGTAGATGGATGTATTGATCCTGTATGTCCAGTGCCAATTTTGAGGTCTATAGGAAACTGTTTAACAGAAGGAGAAACTTTAGCATTCTCTCTATCAATAGAAGCTTTGAAGTCCGGATCAACAATATCCGCTAATTTTAAATTGTTAAACGTGTCTGCTAAAATACCATTTTTGAATCTATCTGCTCCATTGGCATCTGTTATGATAAGATCGTTTGCCGACATTTCAGCAACAGTAAGGGCCACTATCTCAGTTAGTGTTTGAACTCTTCGATCAATATCACCAATATCTTCCATAGTGTAGTTTCGAATTCTTTGAGTATCAAGACTAATGGAGTTGTCTCCAGATATAGCGGTGCTATTTCCTGGAATAGATATAGTCGCAATAGAGTAAAGTCCTGGAGTTAAAGGCTCTTTAGGATTCTCAGACTCATCACCCTTAACGATCTTAATATTTGAGTATTCGTCAATAACAACTCTATCAACTCTAGAGAGATAATACTCTAGTTCTGACTTAATAGTCGAATTATTAGCTATGTTTATGTTGAATGCGGGAATGCTTAAATCTGATGGAGTCGTTGGAATAGGGGCACCACCAGCTGTTGAAGATGGAGAAGTGCCGGCAGGCAATGTGGTAGCTACATATGGTCTGAAGTCATATGAGTCCATCAAATTATACAGAAATCCGTTTCTTGCTTCATAAGACTTAACATCATAAATGCCTGTTATAGAACTGTGAGCATAGCTATTAGCTGTTAAGTATCCGCCACCAGTTGTTGAGGTTCTATCTAGGTAGCTTACGTTTATGATTAGATCGGTATCTGAGTATGATTCTCCTGCCTTCAACTGAACATAAGAAAGATCATAGTAAGAGTCTTTTTGATTGTTTACTAGTCTAAACTTGTTAGTAACATCAACCCGATCTGCAACAGTATCAGTTGCGCCAGCTTGATCAAAAATGCTGTTGATTTTAACAACATTTGCAAGACCTAATTTGCCTATTCCTGAAGAAACACCAGTTCTAATAAAGCCTGTTTTTAACTGTAAATTATCATGTGTTATGTTATTTCCAGCTGAGACTTGATTGTAATATAGTGTTATGTTCTCACTAGATGTAATACCGGCAGGAAAAGTTATAAGAAGGTCTTGATCACTCTCTAGCACCGCACTAGTTGGCTTCCACGATCTACCGTTGGCATCGATAGCAACTATAGTCGATGCGTCTGCAATAGGCTGAACTTCAGTGGTACCACCACCACCATATGTAGATGATATAGTGACCTGATAACTAGCATTAGTAACAGTATTTTTTTGAACTCTCTTAACTAATTGAGTTGATGAAACTGAGTTTATTCCGAACTTACCTGTATCAAAGATGCGAGAGCCATTAGACGATTCTTGAAGCTCATTAGTAGCTAAAACTGATCCTAAGTCTAAATTATTCGCCATAACAGAACTACTACCTATGTATCTAGGAGTAACGCCCTCTTGTCCAGACACCTTATTAATTGCGTAAACATATATCTTACCTGTCTCAATACTTGATACAGAGCAATGTCCTACAATAGTGGTGCCGAGAGTGTCATACATCGCATATCTAGTGCCATTTAAGACGAAAGCTGGGACTTCTGTACCACCGGCACCGGCATCGGTAAACTCGTAGTACTGTCCGAAACTAACTCCGCTAGCCTGATCTGGCTTAGTCTGAGTAGTAGTAACGGGTTCTAAATTTATCTTATCGTTTCCTACAGTGGTCACTTCTCTGCCAAGAACAAATGCTTTACCTTGAGACACAGAAACTCTAGGAACACCAGCTTCGACTTCTAAAGTAGCATTTAGACCTACAGTAGAGTAGTTACCAGATTCTTCATAAGTTCTTCTAGCTAATTCATCGCCTATGACGTTAAACTGAGTGACATCTCTGAGTCGAACAGCTTCACCGTTAACGTAACGTATTAGTGCAAAAAACTCTTCTGGCTCTGAAGAACTAGAATAAGAAATAAGAGTAGGAACAAGTTGTAGTCTATCTGCGCCAGGAGCATTATAGTTGTTAAATCCTGAAGCGTTATCTAGTAAGCTAGTTTCACTATTAGAATTAATAATGTTTTCGTTGATTTTAAAGCCGACTGATTTATTGCCGGGAACATTACTATACTTTTCAACAATAATGAATTGATTGTCAACGAAAATGAAGTGTCCTTTCTGATAAATAACACCCTCTTCACACTGAACACCGAAAGATTTGCCAACATGATTAGCTAAGTTAGTAACCGTTACACTGTTCACAACAGATGTGGGATTTGTTGATAGGGTTACTTCTAGTGGCTCACCTTGTAGAAACTGCTTAACATCAACATTATCTGGCGATGCTGTGTTTAAATATTTGATGAAGAAAGTTTTCAAATCTGGATTTTGAGTTTCAAACCCTGAAGCACCGCTAATGATCTCTGCCTTTAGACCAGAAAGTTGGCCAGTCAAGATATAGTTGACTTTTGTGCCATCAGCCTGAATCGTCTCATTGAAGATGGTGGGATCATTAAATCCTGCCTGATCACTTAGTTTTACATAGAAAATATCATCACGAGCAGTCAGGTTGATACCGCTGATGATGGTGCCTTCTTTATACACGTTTGACCCGAATCTTTCAACTTGCTTCTGAAGAATAGTCTGAAGCTGAGTTAATTCTCGTGCTTGAACTGCCTTTGCTGGCTTAAATAGAACTCTATTAAACTGCTTGGCTTCATCGAAGTCATCGTAATACGGATCTACGTTTAAATCTGTGTTAATACCCATGGGCTATATTCTCTTTCCTTAAAAATCAAATGTGAACTTTACTTTTTCTCGTCTATCTACTTGTCTTGTGATTGGAGAAAAATCTATGAAGTGTAGTAGTTCTCCACTATACGGACTATATTTTCCATATGTTATTGTACTAAAGCTATTTATAGTTATTACTGAAGTGGGGGCAGAAGAACTATACTCTGATGAATGAACATATACTTTTCCTGGCATAAAGGTATTTTTAAAATCGCCGCTATAATTAGAAACGCTTATGATTGTATCGCCTGTTGCATTTCCTGAGCCATCGAGCTTCAGCTTTGTCTCGTGAATTTTACCTCTAACTATCTCATCATCATTACTAAAAGAATCATACTGTGTTACATCTATACTGACAGAAACTTTTCCGTCAAAGTCTGATTGAACAGAACTGCCATTAAAAGTAAAAGTTTTACCTGAAACAGGTGTACCAGATAATCCTAAACTTTGCCACTCTGATACTTGCATTGTGCCTAAATCAGAAATTACATATTCTGACCCATTGAGCATATTTTGAACTGGAATAGTTCTAACATACTGCTCTAAGAACTTATCTTGAGTCGCTCCAACAGCATTGGCTGTGGTCACTATAATATTAATTCTGTTGTCAAACTCCACTGGAGAAGTAGAGTCGGTGAACGTAGGATTCTTAACTAGTCCTACCTGAGTGTATGTATTAGAGTCCGGTATTTGATCAGATTCTCCACTGAAGTTAGCTACGATAGCTAGACGACTAGTTGCCAGTTCTGTTCTAGTATTAGATCCATGTCCTTCTCCGGGAGAGACTATTACTCTAAGCACTGCAGGATTATTCTTTCCAGAATCCTCTTTAAGCGGTGGTGGATAAGCAACATATGCTTTAGCAAACCGATAGCTATTTCCCTTAGATTCAAATCCTATTCTAGCTAATGTGCCAAACTGATCCAGTATTCCGTAAGCCTTAGCTGAATATGATCCCAGACTAGATGCCGATACAATTATTTTAGGCACTAATTGGTGCAACTGATTAGAGTCGATAACGTCAGTGCCTAAAGTGTCTACAGTTAAAGTAATTTGATTAGCAGGCACATCTGAAGAAGAGGCTGATACATTATACAGTTTTCCAGTTGCAGAGTTTCTTAAGTACATATCCTTATACGCATTAACACTATCGTAGAGTTGTCTACCAGGTTTAGATGTAGCCTGAACAACCACTACTTTTTTACCGACAAGAGATCCTTCAGCTTCTGGATTTACTATACTGACATCTGATCCGTTATCTATATTGGTAGCATTTCCAAACAAGAACTGACTGAACTGTGCCGGAAGAGCATCTTCAATAACTATCTGAGATATGTCTGATTTTGCATTAGCAACAACATCTTTGTTGCCATATATACCGGGTTCTGGCTCAGGAACAGGCAAGCTTCCAGTTGAACGATATGTATTAGCTTCTGAAGACGATACTGTGAACATATAGTGCCAAACATATCTATCTGCAACCTGAACTATTTGATAATTAGTAGAATCTATTTCTGTGGGTAGAGACGCAGTTGATGGATTCCCACCATTGTTCTCTATACACTTGTATACTAGATAATCTCCATTATCAGCCGCAACAGTGACTATGGTGTTTTGTGTTTCAATATCTTTAGAATCATCGAATGCATCGTAAACTGTTCCTGTTACCCACTGATTCTCATAGAACATATAACGTGCAACAGAAGAATTAACTTTTACTCCAAACAAAACCTTTCTAAGAAAATCTCTTTTTGAACTTTGTGTATTACTAATAGCAGTTGGTCCAGAAGCTTCACTAGAACTTAAAGCTGTGGATGCCATTATGTAGTAATTAGACTCAGGTCTTAATGCCGTAAGCTGATCTGTCACAAATGATTGTATTGTGGTCTTATCATTAGACGATATGGTCAAGTCATTATTTTCACCATCAAATGCGTCTAACTGAATTAGAAAGTTAGAACTCAGAGTACTATTCTGATTTTCAAATGACTTAAACAACTCTTTGGTCGTCTCAATCTTAAAGTTTTCTGTTATAATTTTTGCCATTAGTTCTATCCGTTTATATTAAAGAAGCACTCGTTGTTGTTTAGTGCTAGGTCCTATTATGTATGGATATTCTGGATCAACTATTCCAGAATCCGAAAAAGTTAGAAAGTATGCATAAGTTCCTTGCTTATAGTCAGGAGTTATACAAAATCTTCCGTTATGTGAATCTAATGTTCCTGTTGTTAAATCGAATACATAATCTTGCACAAATGATCCATTAGACACCTGAGAGAATGGAGGTCTACCAGGCAATATATTGGTTGGGCTTCTTAGCTCATAAGAGCTCCTCATTCTTACAACAGAACTAGTGGGATCAAGAGGATTACTGAAGCCATAAGGTCCGTATATAGGATAACCATCAAATGCCCATCCTACAATTCTAGAATGGCCCGTTGTATAGTCTGTTCCATTATGATTCAGTGTGCCGTGTCTAAGTCTATCTAAGTTAGTATTACCAAAAGCTCCTGTTGCTGAGTAATATGTGCTAGAATCTACGAATCCGGATGAAGCCATACCTTTTGTGTGAAAGTTTCCTGTTCTATATCTATATTCTCCTGATATATCATCTGCTTTACCGCCACAAGGATCAAGAGGAAAGTTTGTCGAAAATCCACTGAATCCCATATCCCAGTTATATCCGTTAGGAGCAATCGATGATGATGATGGCAGAGAACTACCACTTGCCGCTGAACTATAGATCACTACACCATTGGTCGTAATACCTATAGGCAGTGAGGGATTAATTGCCTCAGGCTCATCGCTATTTGTTCCAGCCCTATATGTTATATCAAAATTATGTGACTGATCTAAGATGCTGAAGGCATCGGTAAACTCTCTTTCAGATGTTTCGTCCACAAGATTATTTCCAGCTAGTGCTGGATGCGGATCGCCATCTGATACTATTTTTAGTTTAGCCATTTATAATTAACCGGTAGTCGTGTCTTCTGTAGAGAGGCTTGCATGAAGATTGTCATCATCTTGAGTCAGATAATCGTCACCGTTTGTAGTCTGTAATTGCCCTGATTGAATATTGAAGAATGTGAACTCTATCTCTAAGCCGCTGTCTACACTGCTATCACTATTTATGAGAGGCGTACTGAACCTTTTTGTACCAGCAACGGCGACAGTTTGATCAAGTAGTTCGTTATATTTAGACGGATCTACGATAGAAGATATGTCATAAGAATACTCTTGATAGTAATCGTTATCATGTATTCTTTTACTATCTTCACTTAAGAAAGATGTTTTTGATCTCCATCTTCCTTCTGTCTTACCTTGAGTAAGCGTTCTAATATCAGCAGTCGCTATTTTTTTATTGTACGATGCACTTGTAGGTTCTAAGTTGATTATGTCAACTTCTTCTTCGTCTGAAAACTTATAGCCAGACTTAACAATATTCACATCCACAAGTTGTCCTGCCTGATACAATGCATCTCCGACAATCTTAGCATTAGCGCCCATTGGCAAAGAAGACTCGTCTACTCGAAAAGACGTAATGTTCTTATCTGAGCCTTTAATTGAGATGGGTAAAGAAGTGTCTATTAAATAGAAACTCATAGGTCTAAAGTAAAAGTCATTACCCTCTCTTCTGATGAATTTTATTTTAGCATCATACTCTTGAGTTGTAACTAGATCGAATGTGGTTGTACTAGAGCCAGCCGAAGCAGGCATAGATTCTACAGTAGCTTCAGATAATCCGTTAACTGTATCTATGTCTATTCCAGGCAAAGTCAATCTTTGAGTCACTAAGTCACCTTCTCTCAAGAAGAAGTTGACGTTATCGAATCTTAATATCATGTCCTTTTTATTGAACTTAGAAACTATCTCATTAACTACTCGAACATTAACATCGCTAGTATAGTTGCTTCCTGGATTATCACGCTCAATCTCAGATATAGATCCCAATGTGAGTGTGATAGGATCAAAAGCATCTTCTATCGTAGTAGTTAGATTCTCTGCGTCAGGACCACTCATACCATAATCACTATCCTGAAATGTTACACGAGAAAACTCGCCTATCTGATCAGCTATAAGTGTAACTCTCTCTTGATTATCAACATTACCTATAGTGAAAGAAGCGGAATCATTTTTCTCACCAAGAGCAGTTATCTGTAATATTTTAGATGTGTCTCCATTGACGATCACATCAAACTCAGCAAGATTTAGTGTTGACGGAATACTGTACGGACTAGCTATTGTGTCAGTAAACAGTGTGTTGGTCGTATTGTCAGAAATAACGAATCTAGAGTATGCTTTAAACCTGGTCAATAAGTACATTAATCTAGAGAAACTTAACTTGCCCTTATTATCAAGAACTTTAGTATTGGTGTAGCCAGCGGTTATATCCGAAACATTCTTAACAACAAAATCTTCACCAATTGCGCCATATTTTGCACCCAGAATAATCCATTGTGATGAAGGCATATTTCCTAGATTCTCTATGGTTACATAGTCTCCATCTGAAACTTGATAAGCAGTCTTTCCTGTAGCCAGGACATCAAGATGGTTGGCTAGAGCAGGTAGAGGATTAAATGCTGGCCACCTTTCTGCTGTTTGATCGTTTGATCCGAAGTAAGGCCAGAACTCGCCATCTTCAGGAAGAACAACATCAGATCCTGTGATAGTCATAGGAATATTCTCAAATGAGAATGATAGTGCTAGATAATTTTGTGTACGGTCTCGTTGATTTGGTGGAACTGCTATAATATATTCTGTAGACGTTCCATTACCGGTAATTACTGTATCACGAGAAACTGCATTTAGGCTGCCAGAGGCATTAGATGCCACTGTAACTCTTACTATCTGTATGCCTGTAAAACTAGCTGTAAGTCTAATAAAGTTATATGATCCTCCACTAGCTGCCTGTGTCGATGCTTCCGTCTGATCATTAGGGTTAGTGCTTCCGGCTCCGAGCCACAATGGATAAGAGCTAATAGCGGTGTTCACAAAACGAGCAGAGTGGCTACCACCACCTGATATCGCTGTAAACACGTCACCAACTTTTGTGGCATTCCCTACGACAGTATCGAAGTTAGCAGTAAAGTTATTAGCAGGTACAGGATCTTCTGTTGTCGTGTTAGAAGCGAGTACGAACTGATACAATAGACGAAGGCTATCACCATCGAAAGAATTTCCACTATTAGAAAAATCATATGCTTTGAAGCCAGATACTTCTTGTATGAACTTTGAGAAGTACGGCTCTGCGTATTGTGATGGAGGCACATTTACGAAACTGCCTAGAGCCACGTTGTAATAAGTATCTACTAGTACGTTTCGAAAGAATCCAGGATTAATAGGCGAATCATATGAAGCCGCAAGAAAATCAAAAAATTCAGTGGGTGTATTCTTACTAGTCTTAACAAATAGTAGAGGATGATTATACGCAATGACTTCTGCTGAACCAGTGACACCGTATATTGTCTGACCAGCGGCACCAAAATTGCTATGTCTTATCGTTGAACCACCTGCTGTGATAACATCTCCGGGTCTCAATGACAGTGTATTATCTGACTTAACAATGAATACGTGGTTACTTATTCCGACTTCATTCTCAACACTAGCAGATCCCGGCAATACATATCCAAATCCACCATCTTCAATGCTGAATTCAATTTGACCAGTCTCTGTAGTAGAAGTCTTTGTAATTACTCCCTCTGCATCAACTCCTTGAAGAGAAGAACGAATAGAAACTTTTTCGCCAACTTTCTGACCTGGAGTTCTGTTACCGCTTTTAACAATAACATCACTGATCGATCCTGATATCAGTTTACCGACATTATTAAGTACGTCTCTTCCTTGAGCGTCTTGGCTGACAATCGTGATAGAGTCATCTGCTGAAAACTCGCCAGTAAGATTAGAAAGATATGCAACAGGAGTTAAGGCGCCCGAAAAGTTAACGAAGATAATATCATCAACAAAAGCACTTGCTAGAGATAGATCACCAACTATTCTATCACCTCTTCTGATAACATAATCGTCTACATTATAAACAGACTTTAGTTCTAGATAAGTATCACCGCCCCAAACAGAATCGGATGCTCGTAGAATAGAAGTACTAGGATAGAAGACTTCGATCTCTTCATCAAAGAACATCTTGAACAGTAATCGAACACTCTCTTCGGTGCCCTTTCTCTTATAAACATCAAGAATATGTTTAACAATGAATCTTATATCGACTTGAGTGTCTATAGGAAGATCAGCTAGATACTTCTTCTTGTAATAGATAAGAAACGTAGATAGTGTCGTATCGATATCTCGAAGCTTAGGCACATTACGATCCATCTTTTCATCAAGATGCTTATAATATGATTCAATAAAGCCTATGAGAAATTCGCTATTCTCTTTATAGACATCAGGAAACTGACTAAAAATTTCTGAATGTATATTGTCTCTCACGTTGACTGACATGAATTACCCTTCTACAGTGCTTACTGATACGGTTACATCTTCACCACGAACAACAATGATTCGATCTTTAGGAGGTCTAATATCTTTATTAGTCGAAGAAGCAATAAACTTAATAGCAGTACCATCAAATGACGATACGTTTAAGTTTGATAGCTTAACAGCCCCAGTTGTATAGTCTACAGTGCCGACAATAGGCTTGAATACGCTTTGAACATCAGTGCCTGCAGTGACAAGCATAAGATTACCAAGTCCGTCATCTTTTATTGTTACAGTCGTGCTGTTGACAATAAAGTTAGATGAAGATATAGCAGGCTTAAACTCAGTGAAGCCCGTTACAGAATCAAACGGATATGGCTTAGTCAACGAAGTCTCAAAAGAGAAAGATGGCGATGCTGTCTTATTCAGTTCAGGGACATACTCAATCATAGGCTTAGCTAAGATATCAGTAGATACTATAGAAGCATCAAGTGAATCTAGATACGCTGATAGTCTTGACTGTCTAAATGTCTTATTAAAGTCATTAAGATTAGTATCTTGGAATGCTGTAATGCCGCTTGCAACTTCACTTTGAATCTGAGCAATAGACTTATTTGTTAGATTAGCATCATAGGCCACATTAACATTTACATTAACGTACAAGAACTTAGCAACAACAAACACAGGCTCAATCGCAAGCGGAGTCTTATCTTTAAGATAGCCTCTAAAGTTTGCAATCTCGTAATCAGCCGCACCCTCACCACCGGTTACGTCTACTGAGATGATAACTTTTCCGAATTGTGGGGGAACGACTTCATCGCCACCATATACACTAATTGCTTGAATGTTCGGAAATCTAGCACGAAGCAAAGTTTCATAGTCTCGTTTCGTGACTGCTCTTTCTTGAACTTGCAAAGCTTTCGGAGCAAAAGTTCGTATCGACTCAATGTCTTCCGCCAGAGAGCCGCCAGATGTGAGACTGTTTAGCGTTACACTGATGCTTGAAGAGCCACCAAAAGCCCCAACAGTAAGACTCGTGATACCGTTTGCTGAAGGGCCAGCAGATACTCTATATGTTGCTACAATAGAATCAGTGACAGTCGGCTGTACACCAAACTTATTCTGGCCAAATTGTACTGAGTACTTGCCGTCATTCTCGGGCTGTAGATAGAATACTTTATCAGTTGGAGTTACCCCAAATAAATCAGCACGATATGTATATGTCGCACCGTTCACAGTAAGCGTGAGTGATCTTGTGTCTATATTAGAGTTAGACAATACGCTATTAGTAACACTGATACTCTCAGTCAATACTCTGCCTTCATACACATCTATATTAGAAGCTTCAAATACATTAGCATTCGTTAGACTTCTCACAGCATTATATGCTTTATCTGTTATAAGTGTGTATGTCTTATTTCCGCATCGACCGATAAATGAAGTACCTTCTGGTATTGTGAAGTAGTTACTTGTGTTATTCGGATACGTGACAGCAAGAGATACTTTAGTAGATGATGATCTACGACTCGTCGGCATATAGTTAAGTTCTTTTGCATGACTCAATACGCTATTACGTTGTGATGCTGAATCAAGAAACATCTCGGATATCATCATGTTGTAATAGTAGTTGTTATAGAACGTATTATATGATAGTACGTCTAGTAGTACATTCATGTTTGACCCTTCATAATCATAATCTTTATATCGATCTTGATTTTTTAGAAACGTCTTTAGTTCTTCTTTAGTAGCAAAGAAGTCTAAGTTTTTGACTGGCGATATATCTGTCATGTCTATCTAACTCTCGTAAGGTCAATTGTGAGTGATGAATTTCTGTTAGTATTTATTACGCTGAATATGATCTTTACTGATACGGCATTATTATCTATATCAGAGTTAATCAAAACATCTTTGAGTTCACATCTTGGCTCATATGTTCTAATCGTTTGTGTGATGTTCTCTTTAAGTATCAGCATAGTATTAGGATCCATATTCTCGAATAGTGAGCCACGTATGTCACAGCCGATATCTGGCTGAAACAATCTCTCGCCACGATCAGTACTCACTAGATGACGTATACTTTCTCTTACAGCATTCTCGTTAACTTTTCGTGATAAGTCTGTACGACCGGGAACTTGACCCAGATTCGAATCAAAATCAGAGAAGAATTCAGTTGTTCTTGTGCGTGGTGTGAGACTCATATTATCTTTCTATACCTTTTATATTGTATTTATATCGATCTTTTCTTTCTAAAGCCATCAATATTGTGTATGTCAAACAGAATAGATGTCTCATAATCTTCAATAGTATCATTAGCATTGCTCTGCCATGCTCTTCTGTTGCCGTTATCAAGATGAAGATGCGACTCATATACACCGATGCCAGTAAAGCCTGCTCGACTAGCGGCTGCTATAGTATCATCTCTTATATCAGAAGAGACATTAATGTCAATAGCATAGCCAGAATTGTGTGCAGTCTTATTGGTACCACCGAGTGATGATGCACTATTCTTTCTCTTAGTAGCGGCTTGCTTAACAACATATGAAGAACCGGTCTGCTCTTGTATTCTTAATAGCTTATACCATACAGACGCATCAATATCTTGCCACCCCTGATCACTTATTACACTAGAACTAAACGTGATATTCTGACCGAGACCACTTTCGCTGATACTTCTAACAAGTGCTATTTCTTCTTTTGTCGGCTCTTGTGATGTTACATAGTCTACATTTCGCTCACTTGGCTTAATACTCTTTGATTGCTTAATCACAGAATCTTTCTTGACTTTCTTATCTTCTTCTGATACTCTAATGGCACCGTACTTAACAGCTTCTCTAGTATTAGTCTTCTGAACACTTGTTAATGCTTTTAACTCACTCTCAACTTGATTTGTCATCTTGTTCATCTTAATAGCTGGTGCCATCATGACTGCTTGTAGTGATTCAGTGAATTGACATAGACGAAACATTAATAATGCAAGATTCTCGGGTGTAAGTCTCTCAAATGATGATGCGGCTTTAGCTATAAACGCTTCGACTGCTTTCTTTATATCAGCTAGATTAGTAGCAGACGTAAACTCTTCTATATCACGAGCCATTCGACCAAGCTTCTTCTGTAGTGACTTAGCGGCAGAGCCTAATGACTCAACAGCACTAGTACCAGCAGTGACAGCGGCATTCATTAATTGCTTGACTTTTGCTATCAACTTGTCTACAATAGACTTCAACAAATCAAGTAATGTTCTTAGTAAGCCTTGTTGCTTAATGGATTCAACTAGCTTCTTAGTATCTTTCTCTGCTAGATTTGTTATATCACTTATTGCATTCTTTCCGGCATTCACGATAAGCATAGCTTTTGCTAGATCGCCTAGAGTAGAGTTAAACTGCTTACATAATCCAGATGATATAGTACCACCGATATTGACATCAAAGTAGAAGTCTAGATCATTAAATAGTCTAGTGATCAAAGCTGGTGCAAGAGCAGACAATCCCCCTGTCAATAAAGCCGCTTTCTCTATCTGTGTAAGACCGCTTGTATTAGTTGTTACTTGAGAGCCGAAGCCAGACCCGAAGTCACTGAATCCGTCTGATCCGATAACTGTACTATTTCCAGATCCAGTATCGAAGTTACTCGCTACGTTACTACTTGACGTTGATCCATTATTCGATATATTACTAGCTGAGTTATTAGATGTGCTATTCGATATATTACTAGCCGAGTTATTAGATGCGCTATTAGATGCACTACTCAGACCGTCACCAGACGCACCACCAGACGGCCTACTTGACGATGTATACGAAGAGTCAGAAGTACTGATTTCGCTATCGTTAATAACATTATTTCCAGAATCTAATGTGCTTGAGATACCGGCTGTAGTAACAGAGATATTTGGCGAATTAGTTAAAATAGTACTTGACCCACCTAGTAGGCCTGTGTTATAATCTACTATAGTTTGTTCTATATCTGCTATGTTAGTGTTAGTAGATAGAAGAAAGTCAGCAATCTCTGTGTATGTTGGTGCACCGCTCTCTAGTCGAGCGTTAAGTGTCGGATATTCAGATAGATCAGTCTGCTGAGTTATATTGGCCAGAGCATTCGTGATATTCATTACAGATGCTCTATTCAAACTATCAAGAGGATTACTCAAGTCTACAAGAGTAGATACGTCAAGTATATTGTTTAGATCAGCACTTGTTAACGAAAGAGCCGCAGAGGCTTTTGACGCTATCGGTGTTGTGTTATTACATTCTATTGACATTTATTTTCTCTTTTCTTTAATTAATAGTTGACAAATGGCCATTCTATGTTATAATAGAAGTTGCAACTGTTAGCCTAGTCATCACCGGAACTCATCAGACTCGTGAATATCGGTCTAAGACGTTTGACGATTGCTTCTCGTACTGCTCTGCTTCCTGGTATGAACTCTGGTGCAACAACACTCGCTTTCTCTGTGACAGACTCTCTTGCATCTTTGAATGATATCTGTACGGCTCTAGCACTCTCTTGTGTCGTTATTGTTGCACTTGCTGTGTCTGGTGGCGATGAAGCACTTGTGCCGTTACCAAGCTGTACTGTCGAGCCGTCTACTGAAGCAGTATTGGTTGATTGAATGTTTGCTGTATCTGTTGCTGTCATATCTGCTTGGCCATTCAGAGCATTAACTGCTGTGTTATTTGCACTCATACGGGCACTAGTATTCGCAGAAGCATGAAACTTAGAAGCACTCTTAATACTCGCATCGCCCGTAGCATTAACGCTGAATACGCCCCCGGCTTTGATCGATGTATTATTTGTTGATTCTATATGAATGCTATCTGATGTGTTGATTTCGATTCCTTTATGACCAGCATCAGCATACGGCAGTATTTGATCTGATACAGCAGGCGTACCTTTTGAAGTAATCTTTGTATATGCTTCACTAAACATATTCGTCTTATATGTATCTAGATGAAAATCTCCGTTCAGTGTCTCTAGATAGAAGCCACTTCTGTTCTTGGCATTACCGGCTTTCATCTTCGTACTGCCCACGCTAACTATATTGATATCATCATCTGTTGCTAATACACTAATACCAGCGGCAGAGATATTCGTCTTCACGCCAGCAGTAAGATTCATATTCGTTCTGGCAGTAACATTAAAGTTCTCACACTCGATGTCAAGATCACCGTTAATGAATATCTTCCCGGAGCCATGTTCTACTTTAAGTGTATAGTCTTCTTGTATATTTGTATGAGAAGAACCCGTAACATAAGTTGACAAGACACCATCTGTTGTGTTATACTGATCTCCAAATGACTTAACAAAGATAGTACCATTTGCATCAATCTGAAACACAGAACCAGAGGAGTGAGACATTAAGATATAGTCAGTATTCTCTCCATCTTCTGCATCACCAATTACAATAAAGTTATCTCCGTTCTTAGACGTAATCACTCTATTGATAAGATTATTCTCGGGCATATAGATAGAAGGTTCATCAAATGTTTCTTCAGATAACGCTTGAGTAATACCACTCTCTTGTAATGTTCTTTGAGTCAAAGTTTGACCAATCGTCATCTCTTCGCCAGTATTATATCTGTGTAGAGGGGGTGCACCAAAATTATGAATAGATTCTGGTGGTAGATAGCCGTCTTCTCCCTCTTGACCGGTACCACTTGCGAATTGCAGATGCATGCCCGGCAATCGACCCATGATCATTGGCTGCTGTGCTTCTCGCCCGTCTATAAAGAAACCAAATACCCATTCACCAACACTCGGCACAATCGGAGATACTCCATAAGTCCCATCTAATACAGTCGCCCATGGTAGATGATCAGTCGGCACACTCTCTTGTTCGTCTTTACTATCTCGTGGCGGGTGTACACCAAATGCTCTCACTCGAACTCTACCACTATTTGTCTTATCATGTGCATCTTCTACAACACCCACGAAGTGCATCATGTTATTAAATCCGCTCATTCTTTATCCTTACAATAGATTGTATAAGTCATTCTCACGATAAACCACCTTTCGTAATCATCACTTGTTGCTTATATGCATCACCACCAAAAGAGTTAACAATATCAGTCACAATAAACTTGCCACTTCTCTCACGATCAATCTCTCTAGTAGAGGCCACTGTAGTACTAAACTTATATAGTTCTAGATTAAGTATCATGCCAGGATATAAACTAATACGGCCATTGATCTCTATCTGAAACGCATTCTTAGCAAAGTGATAGTTGGCCATAGGCTTAACACTATAGTTCTCATAGAAGTGTTGATACGGCTTCAGCATATTAGCATCCCCTTCATTCTGGCCTACCTGTGGGAAGTCTGTAATCAATACAGTCTCTGGAGCTATATCGGCATTCATATATTCGTTGACAAACTCTTTAGAATGTGTTAGCTTCAACTTCTCAGGCGCCTTCATATCATCACTCTCTTCAGTGTAATCATAGAGGCGTGTGGTCCGGGTACGATAGTTTATGTCGAGTTCGGTGATGTTTCGGCGATAGGTCCCCTGCTTCATATCAGTCATTGTATCGACCTTGGCACCGTAGTTGACGTTGTTTACGCTCTGTTGGGCAACCATCTGCCCTGGTCCTGTATTGTCTTCAACAGTGTTGTATATAAAAAATAAGCGATTCCTGGCATCGTCGGTTAACCCCTCGAAATCGGCGTATTTATCGGTTAGATACTCATGCGTACAGAAATAATACTTCTCTCTTGTCTCAAAGAATCTATATAAAGATGTTTTATTCTTACTACTATACGCTCTTCTAGATAAAAACTGCATTGCGGCATCTGGTCTTAGATTAGGTATGACTAACGTCTGTTCTCCATCTGTTTCTTCTATCTCTATCTCTTTATCATAGTCTTTATTGCCTGTTATAAAGAAACTATTAAAGATATCTTCTACCATATCTGATATCTTTGTATTTGCCCATGACTTTCTTATCTCTTTTTGATCAGAATGAAGCTTTTGTACGGAACAGAACCTGAGTGTGTACTTTGTCATTCGATCATTTGTTGATGATTCTGGTCCTATATCTTCTACTGAGTATATAAAGAACTTAGTAGTTTTAATATCACCGTAATAATCTTCGTATGTTATTTCTAATTCTTCTTCGCCACGAATTGGGACGTCTTGTAGTAGATTACTACTCTCATGTATTGTAGCCGAGCCTGTTATAAACGGACTGTCTATGCTTTCGCTCATATTCCAATGCGATATTGTCTTACTTAACTCTACATAGTCCGGATAAGAATTGTTCACGGCATCTGTATTGATAAGCCCCTCTATAATAGGCTTTACCTTAAACGATTTAAGTACATAGAACCCTGCTTGGGCGGCTTTATTAGGCATCTTTTAATAATTCACTCAGTTGATCTTTGATGGTTGCTAGATAACCTTTGTTAATTAATGATATCTCTCGTTTCTTTTCATTTAATTCAACTTCATGATCATATATTCTAACGGGATAATACTCTCTCGCTGGATTCGTGATTGATGCTTGATTGACAATACTCGTTGATCCGTTTGTGATATTGGTACCATCTTGAGTGGCAGTGAATGTATCGCCTGCTTGATAAACAATAGTAGAACTTACTGTACCTGCAAGTATTCGCCAGTCAGCATTAGCAACTGATCCCAATTTAATAATAGTATATTCATCACCTGATTTTATCTTATCAACAGTAATCTTATGGGTATCGGCTAATTGTACGAATGATGCACGATTAATTTGTATATCAGAATCGTACTGGCTTTGATAATGTACAATATTAGCACCGATTGTTGCATTCTTTGTCCATTCTATCACTGCCTGATCGCCTGTTTGGCCTGATCTCTCTTCATATTGTGAGATAATATATCTATCCATATCTTTAAATGATCTAGGCCATTCACTATAAGGGTCAATAATATCATTTGACATTAATACTAACCAAGCTAGTGATGGGTCATCATAGTAATAATAGGCAACATCTTCTGGTCTATCACCATCTGGAATAGTATAAGACATATAAGCAAGTGCAGAATCTTTAACGATTTTACTTATTTTGGCTCGTCTTGTTATATCTAATGCTTCCACGCCATTATAAATCGTGGTCGGAAAGTTTGAAAAGTAACTCATATTCTTCTCCCTCCAGCTGGTCCCACTGTCACTGAGTTATCATTTGCCTGTGCTGTAACTGATCCATCTCCTACTACTGTATCGACTATAGATCCATCTTCAAGCGTCTTTGACACCATAACTTCATCAGAAAATACTGTGTCGAATGATATGCCAGGCCCATTGAATGGAGCACTTGCTGAAGTTTGTGAATTAACCAATCTTCCTTCGCCATCAGTAGATGTGCCAGATGCTATAGCAGGCAAATCACCCTCATACACTCCCTCTTGTATCAATTCTAACTCAGAATTATCGTCTGCGGTATGAATATATGCCTCATTTAACGTCATTGTAATACGAATAGCAGATGGTTTACCACCTTTATTGATTGCTAATCCATTAGGAGTATAGTCTATGTTCAATTGAGATATCATTGATGTTTTAAATTTAAAGTAATAATTCTGATCAATGCCTTGAAAATAAATATTGACCATTGCTGGATACTTTAATATACCCTTATCGATAGCAGATAAGCCAAATTCACTCTGATCACCCACTGGATTTTGCGTTTTGGGTAGAACCATTCGTTGCAGAGTACGAATAATTTTCTTGAGTTCTCGTTGTTCTGATTCACTTTCTGGTGATAATAGCCACTCTAGCGAATGTACTTTAAGATCAACGCCTTTAAATACAAGAGTAGCGAATGGATTTACTGCTGTACCACGACCAACTCCGATACCATTTGCGATATCTGGAGATATAGATGCTAATCCAGCTCGTGTAATGAATCCTGCGGCATCAGCGGCTTTACTCATTGCTTCTTGTGCGGCTTCGGTATCACCATTGATTGCTGATCCAGCGGCACTTAACCCCGCTGATAATCCTTGAGCAGATGCTTTACCCAGATTACTAAAGGTCTCTTTCATTTTATCTTCTTGCCCACCCAGAGAAGCCGCAATATCGGCAGACCCTATACCCAGCAATCCAAGTTCGTCACCCCCAACATTGATTTTAAAACTATCGTTGATCTGTTTAGGTAATGGTAATAATACTTCAGCAAGTGGTTGTTGAACTGAACCCTTGCTACCACCATAAGTGTATTGAAAGAATCTCATTAAAGTAGCGTGAGAGCCTAGGTTGTTAGGGAACTTAAGAATGCCAGATGGCCCTCTATGATCCGCTCTTCTCTGAGCAATATGCTGTGCCGGGCTAGCTTTTAATAAGGAATCAGATGTGCCGTTATTCATGTTATGACCTTTATATAAATATTATTTGGTTATAGTCTAAGTTATTTATATGTATTGGAGATATTGTGCCGAAGTATTATCAGGGTAGATTTAAACCTGAACACCCGAAAAAGTATAAAGGAGATCCATCTAATATAATATATCGTAGTGGATGGGAACTTAAACTCATGCGTTATTTAGATAAGCATCCGCACGTCACTCGATGGAATAGTGAAGAGATAATTATACCCTATCGCTCACCAATTGACGGAAAGATGCATAGATATTTTCCCGACTTCTATGTTGAGAAGACATTTCACGGTAAAAAAGAAAAGATATTAATTGAAGTAAAACCATGGGCGCAGACTCAAGCACCAAAGGTTCAGAACACTAAAAAGAATAAGCCTACTAAGCGTTATATAAATGAAGTCAAGACTTACGGCACAAACTCAGCTAAATGGAATGCGGCAGAAGAATATTGTAAAGACAAGGGATGGAAGTTCTCTATCATAACAGAACGAGAGTTAGGAATAAAATAATAACTAACGTATAAATAGTATATAAACACAAGGAATTTAAATAATGTACGAGTATAAGACGAAAGTTGTGAAGATAGTTGACGGTGACACAGTTGATGTAGATATTGATTTGGGCTTTGGTATATGGCTATATAATGAGCGTGTACGCATTATGGGTATTGATACGCCAGAATCAAGAACAAGAGATAAAGTTGAGAAGAAGTTTGGTCTAGCCGCTAAAGCACGATTGAAGTCTCTACTCGGTAAGAATCCAGTATTGAAGACACAGATCAGTAAGAAGGGCGAAGATATGCGGGGCAAGTTCGGCCGTGTACTCGGAGACTTTGACGTATATTGTGCTAAAGCTGATGCATGGCGACCAGCTACTCAGATATTAGTTGAAGAAGGTCATGCTGTACCATATTTTGGTGGATCAAAAGATGAAGTTGATGCACAACATTTAGCTAACAGAGATCGATTAATCGCTGAAGGTATCGTAACACTATAATGGCTAAGAGAGAGCGTGTCAATTGTTTAAGTAAATCGTGGGAGAAGCGATTGAAGAAGCGACTCAAAGCTAGAGAAAGACAAGCCAGCAAAAAAGAGGTGCGTGATGGCACAACTGTTTGATGAGATATTAACCAAGGGCATAAGATCGGGTCAAGTACCTGCTCAGACTGACAAGGCTCGTAATTGGTATCGTAATACAGCAAAGACTTATACAGGCGTAAAAGAGAATGAGTTCTTTGGATCAAAGGGTAGTAAAGATCGAATGTCTGCTCGACCAATGATCGGTGGTATGTATATGTACGAATATCTAGCTAAGACTAGAGCCACACTGCCATATTATGATAGACTTCCGCTAATCTTTCCCTTTAAGATGGTGAAAGGTGGATTCTATGGGCTGAATATGCACTACTTGCCACTACCTCTTCGTGCTAAGTTAATGGACGCTTTATATGATACTGCCAACAATAACGCATATGATGAAACGACAAAATTAAGAATTAATTACCAGATATTGAACAAGGCTTCTAAATTTCCAGCATTTAAGCCTTGTGTGAAAAGATATCTAACCTCACAAGTACAAAGTAAATTTATGTATGTATATCCATCAGAATGGGATATCGCATTATTCTTGCCAACAGAAAGATTCGTTGGTGCATCTAAATCTACTGTGTGGGCACAGTCTAAACAAAAAATTAAATAGGTATAGAGATGACATTCAACATAGCAGACTTCACTTCAAAGATAAAGAGTCATGGAGTGGCAAAGAAAAATATATTCTCGGTCACTATAGAGTTGCCATTTGCGCTTAGTCAAGAACTCACAGCAATACCTGTCACTACTGATCTGAGATTCTTTTGTAAGACAATCACTTTGCCTGAAATAGATATAACTACCACTGATGTTCAGCCTCAAGCATTCGGTCCTGTTGTTCGTAGACCACAGTCACTAAACTTTCCCATATTACCTACAGTCTTTATGGTAGATCAAAACTACGGCATACTAAAGTTTTTTCATAGATGGTCTCAACACATCGTAAACTTTGACAAAAGTAGTGGCAATTATTCGTCGGTGAATAATCAGCTACCATTTGAGATAAATTATAAGAATGACTATGATACCGTAATGACCGTTATCGCTTATTCGGACGACGGCTCACCTGCATATACATATAAGTTCTCAGGATTATATCCTATCAATGTCGGTAATGTAGATCAGTCTTGGGAAAATAATGATGAGTTATTGACTTTGGCAGTAGGCTTCACTTATGATCAGTTAGAGGTAACTGGTGCTAAAGGCGGGGCTGTGACAGATAATTTCCCTGGTGCAAACAGTTCTAATGTTATGGCATTAGACCCATTCTTTATTTCTAAGGATGTCAAGTCATTTACTTCAGATAACACACCACAATCGATACAAGATATAGTAAACCAGTACGCTTCAGTCAACAATGATGTGTTCAGAGGTTTAAAACTTTAAATTATTACTATAATATAGGAGACGTGCAATGGGATTACCAAAGATTGATTTACCTTTATTTGAGACGCAGTTAGTTTCGGTAAAGAATAAGATTAAATTTAGACCATTTACAGTGAAAGAAGAGAAGATTCTTTTAATCGCCCAAGAGGCAGATGAGATTGATCAAGTTATTCTAGCAATCAAACAGATCGTGGGTAATTGCTGTGAAGATAGCCTCAATGTAGACGATTTGCCAATGTTTGATCTAGAGTATTTACTAATGCAGATTCGAGCAAAGTCTGTGAATAACGTGATCACATTCACGATTACAGATCCTGATACAGATAAGCCTGTCGAAATAGAGTTGGACATTGATGATATTAAGCTTAGAGAGAGTGAAGAGCATAGTAAAGAAATTGTCATAGATGATGATAAGTATTTGATTATGAAATATCCTAGAATTGCTCAAGTAAGTTCGTTCTCTAATACGGATAATAGTCAGACACAAAATGTATTTGATGTTATGTCGGAATGCATAGAAACTGTAGTTGATGGAGACACAACATACGATCTGAAAGACTTTGAAGATAAAGAAGTTGTAGAATTTATCGATTCATTTTCATCAGAGACTGTTAATGGAATCAAAAAGTTTTTCGAGACAATTCCAGTACTTAGTGCTGAAGCAAAGTATTTAAATACTGAAGGTAAAGAGAAGACAGTAGTTTTGGAGGGTATGGAAACTTTTTTTATCTAGTGTTGAGCCATATAAACCTGGGAACATACTATAAAACGCTGTTCGCCATGGCTCAACATCATAAATATAGTATAGCTGAAATAGAGAATCTGTTGCCATATGAGCGAGACTTATATGTTGATATGCTAATAGGATATCTAGAAGAACAGAAAGCAAAACAAAACTAATGGAGTTATCATGACAGAAGAGACAAAAGATAAAGTATTTCACCCTGCTGATACAAATGGTGATGGACAAGTATCTAAACAAGAAGAAGCATTATATCTTGAGTTTAGACGAAAAGAATTGGAAGATGCAGATGCTATGCGTGATGCACAGCGTAACATGACTTGGTTTGCACTAGGTGGTTTGTTGTTATATCCATTCGCTGTTGTTCTAGCATCTCTCGCAGGATTAGACGAAGCACAAAAGACATTGGGAAGCATGGCACCGACATATTTTGTCGCTGTAGCCGGTATCGTTGCGGCATTCTTTGGCACACAAGCAATGAAGAAGAAGTAGTATGGATCCAGTTGAAGCATGGAACTCATTATCATATCTTGACGGTGTATTATTCACTGTTTGGTTGGGAGTGTTGTACTATGGAAAATGTTGGATAGATAGCAAATTTAAGGACTAGTCAAATGGCTGAACAAGACGCAGATTTCGATCAATTACCATCACCCGAA